AGGCAATGATTTTAACTGGTTTGGAAGAGTTAAAACTCAAACGTACCGCATTTTTCTTAAAATCTTGGTCGTAGCGATTGCGTGAATAGGTCATTTTGAGGACTCCTTTCGGATAAATCAATTCTCTTATGTTTCTGTCCGAAATTCTAGTACAGACCCCTCGACTTCAAGATCGGTACTTGCGGAACTACGAGTTGCTACATTGCCGTCCTTGGTAACAGTGGAATCACTGTCAATAGACGGATCAAAGGACAGCGAAGTCTGCCAAGGGATAATTTGGCCGCTAACCTTTGCTTGATCGCTATGCTTGCGAGCCAAGGCAACAACGTCCATGCCTTCTAGCACTTTTAATTCATTTGCCATGTTATGGCCTCCTATAAAATATTTAGATTGAGTATCAGCGTGGCTCGGTTGAGAACCGTGTCAGGGACACTCTGGTCTTGTGTAAACTCTTTTGACTGATCTTCTACACGTCCATAGAATCGGTAGTCATCGGTTAGCACTTGTCCAATCGCGGCACGAAAAAAGCGCTCTGCCATATCAGACACGGTTAAACGCTGTTTTTTGTCGCCCCAGATGTCGATGGTGATCAGCACATTGCCATTGAGTGACGTCTTTGTTGCAGTAGGAACAACTTGAATATCGCCAACAATGACGAAGGGATACGGGGCGTTCTCCTGCTGCATGGGCAAATGGTCGTAGGTCTTGTACCCAGATGATTGCGAAAACGCATAGAAGTAGTCGTAGAGTTCTTGCTCTGGTGATGTGATTTGAATCACCTACTTTGCTGCTTGTTTAAGCTGATTAATAAACTGCACTTTCTGATAAAGGAACGCAGGCTTCAATACAGGACGTGCCCGCATGAATCGAGTTCCATTTTCGGTGTATGGGTTGTATTCCATTGACATGCCAACTATGCCCGTTAGGCCGCCAGCTTCAAGCGATAACTTGATACCACGCTTTGTAGCACCAGTAGGATGAGCATACACTGTGCCCGTCATTTGCTGAGAACGAGTCTGGAGCTGTGCTGTCTGCTGCTTGACGATTTGCTTGACAACGTCCATCTTTGCTCGCTTAAGCAGACCCGCTACCAATTTGTCCATGCCTTTTATCTGCATGTTATAGCTGATGCTGGCTTTGCTCATTTCGTCTCACCCACAATCAAAGTAGCGTTTTGGAGAGGATCCCGAGAGGTATTGAGAGCGTAATGTGTTGCATCATCATCAATCGTTAAATAGCTCCAATTGACGGTGACTGGCTCAGCTAAACGGATTACTTTTGCTTTTTGAGCATAGTTGCCGAATAGCTGAACGCTCTTGTCTGTTCCCATGTCGGTGACGCTAGCAACTGCAGTGGCCATCTTTTTAACATCACCGTATTGATGCGTTTGCGGATTATATTCTTCATCCTCAAGCCAGAATGTAACCTCATGATCTAACCGCATACGATCACCTCTTTGGATAGCCAGAAATGAAGCTAACGGTCCCAAGAGACTTGGCATTCTTCCCGTTGGCTTCTTTCCAGTCGTTGATGTCGTCAGCAAAATCATCGAAGTCATTAGATTTGAACGTGAACGACTGGCCTTCTTGCTCGTATGACGTCATGCCTTCGTTCTTACGCCTGTTGTAGCGTCTGACGCATACTTCTAGGGCAATGTAGGTCAACTCACTAGGAAAGGCCTCATCCTTTCGCAAACCGAGCTTAAATCGCAAGGCTTGCGTCGTATTTTTGATAATGAGGTTAAGCACATCATCCTGTGTGTCAGTTTTGATTTCCATCATCGTCTTCAAATCTGCAAGTTTTATTGGATCGCTTTCTGCCATCACTTCACCGCCTTTATTGCTTGAGCGTACTTGTATGAGCACTTCAACTTATCAACGAAGCTAAGGTCTTCACCAAACGGGACTCGATCGGTGTACTTGCCCTTAAAGAAAAGATCATGCATATCACCGGTAACACCAGCATTGTGCATGATCTTGGTTTCATTCCACCGCTTGACTGGATCGGTAGCCCAACAAAAATCGAGCTCATCACTGATGACGGGCCCGATGTTGAAGTACATCATATTCCATAACTGCGACCACATTTCAGCGGTCCATTTCTGGATATTGCTGTCGACCGTTTGCAGGTATTGCCACAGTCGGTTGCTGTCGGCATACACCTTCCGCCAGTATTCAGCTGACGGGTGACTGATGAGCCACTGAGCACCGCCAGAATTGTGGTTGATCGTCTCAAGCGAAGCCACCGTAACGCCGACAATGTCAGCCATGCGTTTCAAGATTTCTTCTCCGTGTTCGCACTGCTTGATATAGTCAACGCTGATATAGCTAAGCGTGTTGCTACACAGCCAGCGATCAGACTTTGCTTTCAGCTTGCGAAAGTCTGGCCGTTTACGGAAGATCACATCGCTATCGAAGTAGAAATAGTCCTCTTTTTCGCGTTCGGGGTCCTCAGCTAGATACTGCCACCACAGCCAAGGCTTCACAGACGGAATATATTGCCTGTCTGAGCGCTTGTCGGTATACGTGTGTACTTCTACTCCATATTTGCTGGCAAGCGTTTCTGGCACCTTATAATCATTCACAGTGAAGAGCAAAACGACATCTTTCATGCCAAACCCGACACTTTGCAGATTAGTTAGGCAGACTTCTAATTCCCATTCGAATCTCTGAATAGCGGGTTGACACAAGATGAGTTTCATTCTGTCCTCCAATCAGCCGCCCGGTTTCCCGTACTGTCCTATTTCGATAGGCGACTTGCATCAATTAATTATCCGTGCGTAGTGGTGGTAGTAGTTGTTTTGCCTGGAACGAGCACTTTGGCTTGCAAGACATTCTCGGCTTCTGGAAAGCTCGGAAGCGCGGTGGCTGCCGCCTTTTCCCACGTTGCAATTGGATCTTGCGTAGTCTCGTAAACGGTGGTAAACACATTGCCAACAGTGCCCTGTTGAACACCCGGAGTTGAAATCAGTCGGGACTCTTCAGGGGTAGGACCATAAACGGTTTGCCCGAGCTGGTCATCACCAAAGGCTACCAAAGTGTCTTCCGGGAAGTACCGTTCAACGGTATAGATACCTTTGGCTCCCTGCTTACGGTACTTGGCATCATACGTGACAATAGTTGGCAAGCCGAACGACTGCATAACCGCATTGAGACTGCCAACACTAGGCAACAGACCTGCTGTCTTGAAGTAGTCAGCAAATGCTTTACTCCGGATCAGGGCAGTTTGTACCTTGGAAGAAGTCAAGATTCGCGTTGGCGCGTAGTCGAGCAGTGCAAACCAGTCTTGCAAGTCCTTAATCGGATCAGCACCATTTGCATCCCAAGAAGTAGTTGCGGTAACTTGGTGTTCACTTGGAACATGGTAATCAACATCGAAGTTGAGATTGTTCTCATTAATGGTGATCTTACCAGTTGCCAAAGCCTCCATGCGCATCTTTTCAACGCGCGCATAAACACCTTGAACCAAAACATCCAAGTCGTTGTACACAAGGCTGGTCAGGTAGTTCTGTTCAGCCGGTGTGCGCGGATTGCGCAATGCGATCAGGTCCTTTTCCTTAAGCTGCATCTTGCGTTTGATGTAGCCAAGTTCAGCGGCCTGAACGCTCGCTTCACGACTGCCAATCTCCGCTTCCGTATCGAATGCAGAAATAGATGCCACGATAGGCGTCTTAGACCCACCACGAAGAAATTCAAAATCCAACTGATTAATTTTGGTTGATGGGAACAAGGTGTCCCCAAGTAATTGCGGATACTGGCGGTTTTGAACGTAATCAAGTACCGTCTTTTGATTAAACAAATCTAAAATAGCTGGCATAAGTTAATCCTCCTTAGTCAGAAACGTGGCTGAATTTGATTTCTTTCAGCGCAGTGATAGCATTACTGGACGGCTTGACTGGCAAGCGAGCTGCGTTCACATATCCTTCAACGATGACGCCTACGGGTTGAGAACCATCACTGACATCAACATCATTAATGGTCACACCGATTGCCGTTGCATCGTTCTTTGGATAGATAGAACCTGCTGGCAATACACCTTTTACGACACCATCGGTTGAACTGTCGGCTTGGTGAGTGAATGAAACGAATTTCTCGCTATCCAAGAAGTTGACCTCAGATGCGGTTACCTTTTTACCTGCGTACATAAAAGTACCTCCTTATTTTTGTTTCCATGGATCGTTAACAACTTGGCCCTGCTGATTCCGTTGTTTAGCAAATGCCGCGCCCGGAGTCTCAACCTTTGAACCATGCGTTTTGGGTGTGTTTCCCTTAAGCAACTCTTGACGAACACCTTCAGCCACTGCCTGATCATGCGCAATGAGCCACTTTACATTCGCCTCAGTAGATTCTGCCTCTGGCGTTACAACGTGCTGCAAATCGTCCTCAGTGACTGTCAGCTTGGCGTCTTCAAACATCGATCGAGCCTGTTTGCCCATCTCGTATGTGGCAAGCTGTGACTTGAGTTCGTCTCGCTCTTTTTGAGCCTTTTCTAGCTCATAGTCCTTCTTCTGGTCGGCATTCATCTTGGCCAGCTTTGCGGCCTCGTCAACAGCAGCTTGTTTCTCCTTCTCGGCACGAGCAAGACGTTTTTTAACAATATCGTTGACTTCCTCGTCCGTGTAGGTATGCCGATCAGAGCTTTCATCAGAACTGTCTTGGCCATTTTCCGAGTCTTGAGCGTTGGCGTCATTGTCACTTTGAGATTCGTTGTTTTGCTGGTTCTCTTGACTACCGTCAGCACCAGTATCTTCAGCGAAAAATTGCAAATTCATAGGCATTAAAATCTTGGGAATCATGTTCAGAACTCCTTCCACAGCTTTTTAGACGGATCAGGCTTGCGTCTTAATTTACCGGAGCTTTTAGAGTCAATCACGCTTGGACTTGATGGCATAAAAATAGCCGCTAGCTGCGACTTATAAAAATCCTTTACGGCGTTGTGCGTCTCTAGATCGTTTATCAAGCTCGTGTTTGATCGGCACCGCCAATTTTTCGGCAAGCAATTTACCATCTACCGAACGTCCAGATGGTTCGTATGTTTCTTCAAAAATGTCAGGCTTGCAAGGATAGAACTCGCCATGAACACCTTTGATGATGTAATCACCATCCGAAACCTTCATGTCACCTTCAAGAGTTTTGATAACAGGATTAGTAGCCATCATCCCACCGTCTGGTGCGACATCGCCATTAACCATGGGATAGGCTGTGTGTCTCATATAAACCCATTTCTCATAATCGAACTGAACAGCTTCAATTTCAACCGGCTTCTTACGATATTTCATTGCATTTCCTCCTAGATTAGAAACTGTATTCTTGCTTGATGTCGTCTATACCATGCACATTGGCAGCAAGTTTAATGACAACTTTGGTATGATCGCCGACCTTTGAATCGATGTTCATATCAATGACACCTTCAATACGTTTGCCGTTAAGATATGGGCCGTCATCTTTCAGTTCAATAACGCTTAGGTGAGGACCTGACACGTTACCAGATGTCGATTTAGTGTCGCCGGTTAATGACAGTCCCATATAATTGGCAAGTGTCGCATTGTCGATTATCATCGGTTTGCCGTTGACATATAAATTACCATTCTGAATGGTCACATTGTCATCGCATCGATTGTATGCGGTCAGGATAAGCACTCCTAGCTGATAATCTTTGATGCCATTAGCTAATGCGGCCAAATCAAGTAGTCGTTTCTTGATGCCTTCACGAGTTTTCAAATCTTCATTGCTCATGGTATTTCCTCCTAATCATCGTCTGGCATATAAGCCGCAATGGAGCATCGGCAATTGGGGTGAACTGGAATATCTGGCACATCGTCTACACGATAAATGCCTCTACCAGTTCTGCCACCTTCTGAAATCTCCTTGCACACATCACACGCGCTTGGCTCAGCCACCCATTTGCAATAGTCATAGCTGAACTTGTGGAAGCTATCTAATTGCGCCTGCGTTTGAATCCGAGCTGACTCAGTACGTGCAATTCGTTCTGTCACATAGCGGTGATTGTTCACCGTTTCTGCCACTTGACCGCGTAACTTGCGAGCAATCTTTAGTGGGCTCTGTCCTTGAATGGTGGCGGCAGTCAATAGCTCATCCAGTTCAGCTTTAAGAATGTCTTGGTTGATCCAAATGCGCTGTGAGAAGGTGTAATCTCCCTCTCGTTTGGAGAGCAATTTGGCTAAATCAGTGTATCCGCTCTTAGATACCGTCTCTCCAAGTATTCCAGCTTGCCGTTTGATCTCAGATTGATAATCATCGCTCAATTTTGAGATTAAATCGGCGTTCACTTTTATGTGTGCATCAAGCATTTCTTGACCAATCTCACTCTTGAGCATTTCTAAACGGTTAATGCGCATGGTAGCGTTGTATAGCTTGAGACGATCATTGACATCCTTGCTAAAGTCGGAATATTTGAGCGGTTCGCCGTTGTACATCTTTCTAGCATCATCAACAATCGACTTTGCTTCCGCTTGATAAGCTTTAATATCGGTGGCCATCACTGCTTGACGCGCACCGGCCATACTGTCGTTGCTATATGCGGCATACTTGGCAAGCTCTGAATCAATATCCTTTTGAATGTTGGTTAATGCTTTGTCAAAATATTCCTGAATTCGGGCATTGAACGCCTCGTCATTCTTAAGGTTCTCGACAATCCATTTCCGTTCAGCGGCCGTTCGCTTATTCCAGTAGGCAGAATCACTCGCTATCTGTTGCTGAGTCGTTGTTGTCATCATTGCTCCCTCCATCAGTCGACGGCTTGCCGTCTGGGGTCAGTTCAAATCCTTTGCCGGCATCTCCCAGAATCTCGGCAGCTTTCTCCTCATCAAAGGGAAACGCGGAAGTAAGCATTTGAATAGCTGATTCTCTTGGCAAAGCATGTGAGGCAACCTGCTGCACGATTGAAATCATAGACGTGATCTGAGACCCATTAAGGCTTACTTGCTGAACAGTCTTAGCATCTGTACCGCTGGCATCTTCACCATTCATGAATTTCTGGAAGTCCGGGCTTGACGGACTGTTAGCAGCAGCGTCTTTTGCTTTCTGGGCGGCCTCATCAGCGATGCGTTTCATTTCGGCCTTTGGATCATCGACAAATGATAAGGTGCTGAGCATAGTCTGATCTGATACAAGGCCTTTGAGTTTAGAAGCCGCGTCTGCTTCATCGGTAATGTTCTCCGGAAGATTTCGCGAGAATGCGAAGTTAAGCTTTTGCCAGTCATCAGATTTACTTTCTGGAAGGATTGTCCCAACACTGAACGCGATCTTGTAAAGCGACCGGAGTGACTGTGTGAACTTACGATCTTGATTGGCCGCTAGGTTCCTCATTGGTAGCAATTTGTACTGTAATGCAACGCCTGAGCTATTGCCGCTGAATGCTTCATCGTTCAAGTTTGCAACCATGCTGATCTGGTAGATCATGCTGATGAGGCGGTCAATGAGGTGCTCTTGAATGGCATCGCCATCAGGCTTGGTAAGAAATTCAGCTACGCCTTGAGCAGAATCAGCGTCTGGCGCATAGATGATTTGGTTGCCGTTAAGATCGAGTTTGGGGTTACCATCATCGTCTTCATCAAGTTTCAGACCCTTAAGAACCAAGTACGCATTGTCAAAATACTCATTCTGATTCGCCTTTTGGCTTAGTACCTTGTCTAACGCATTGATGAGCGTCTCGACGTTTTCAAAGATGCCTTGTCGCTCGGTGTTCATGAAGAACTCAACTGCTGGCACTTCGTTAAATGGGTTAAATCCGTCTGTCCCTTCAAGGCGTGTCATATCAAGAGCGTATATGCCGTCTCTCAGGTATACCTTTCCGGTCAACGTTTTATCTTCATCGTGCCAATACATGACAAACGCAATGGCTTTGTGCGCTACCGTGTCATCATAGATGATGAATGAATTGATAGGTGAACTGTATGCAATACACGTATTGCTGTTCTCGTCTTGGTACAAAAAAGCAAGCGCCCGTCCGTAAATGGCTGCTTGCTTGCTGATTTCGCTTAATTTGTCCTGAACGCTGTTTGTGTCGTTCCACTCTTGCAGCACAGTATTGTCCTGTGTGTTGTCGAGCGTGATCTTTGGTGGAATGCCAATGTAAAACCCATTGTAGGTATCCACGATATAGTGAGCCAAGTTGCCAACAAGACGATTGTCTGGCCCATGGTCCTTTTTTGCATCATCAATAATCTGATGCTGACCGAGGTACATTTTCTTTGCTGGAAGGTACTTGTTTTTAACTAGATCATCATTGGCAGTAATAAACGCATTGATGTCATCGCCAGTTAGCTCTTCATCAGTCGGGAAAATGAACACGTCACCGTCTGTAATTGAGCCTTTCCCTTGAACTGTTAATATGATGGCCACCTCCTTAGAAGTATTTGCTTGTGTTCTTGAACGTATGAGCTGCATTTCTCCGTTTGATTACCTGCATGACAAAATATCTCATGGCGTCCATTGCGTGGTCATGTGCCTTGACCACTTTGTCTTCACCCTTTTGACTGGCCTTGTCATCCCATACGTAGGAAGCAAACTCTTTGAACAGATTAGTTAGCCCGGGTGTGAACTTGATCTCACCAGAGTTCATAGCTGTTTGCGTTTCTCTAATGCCGTTTAGCACATCGTTATCAGCTTTAATAACTCGATACCGGCGTTCTCTCAATTTGGTAATAAATGAAGCCGCTGATGGATCAACAATCACTTCACAGCGTATGTCACCGACAAATTGGCTGAAATCCCGAGCGTATTCATCATCTGTCTTCTGTCTGCTGCTATGCCGTCCATCGTAGTAGTACTCTTTGAGACAATACCAAACAGACCCGCATTTACCCCAAAGCAAGAAAGCTGTGGGGTTCTGTGTGCCATAGTCAACACTGACATAGTATCGGCTTGGCTGCTGGCTTGGATTGCTGACCATCTCGTCTTTATTGAAGTTGTCGTAGACAATTCCATCAGCCAGAACCCATTGTCCCAGAATATATCGCTGGTAAAACACTCCTGAGTACATATGTTCGTACCTGTCAATAACTTCATTGCTCAGGCTTGGATTGTCCGTCATCACAAAGTGGAGACGCAATGCGCGTTTATCGTCTGCTTGATCAATCCAATCAGTCTTGAACCAGTGATACGGGCCCTCTGGGTTCATATTGAACCAGTATTTGCCACCAGTAACGGAAACACGCGCTGTCGCTTGATTGACAAACGACTGTGGCATGAGAGCTGCTTCATCAAAGAACATTCCGGCAAGTGTGATCCCTTGAATCAGATCTTGGCTGCTTTCATCTTTACCACCGAATAAGTAGTATAGGTTGGTTCTTCCATCAAGGCTGATTTCCAGCATATTTTCTGAGCGCCGATCCACAACTGAGAATCCCACTTGTTGCAATGTTTGTTTGAGTGGCCTGATAACATTTCGACGCAATGATCCAATGGTTTTGCCGGCAATGCCAAATTGCTCACGGTCAAACATAATCATGCTCCATAGAACATAGCTGATCGACATTGCAAACGTCTTTCCGGAACGCACAGCACCATCAGCAATGATAGTCTGCTTGTCTGGATAGCGGCGCCACCAGTTGATGATGTCTAACTGTTTCCCTTTGAATTGATCAATCGGAGTTGTCATTGACATCACCACCCTTTGGGATACTCTCATCAATTGCTGCCAAAAGCTTGTTCAGTCCTCCATATTGGCCTTCTGGAGTGCGGTAAGCGCTAGCTTTTGCTTCCATGATGTCAGCCTCAGCTTCAGACTTGCGAACGTCAGCCTTAGTTTTCTCAATATCAGTAATAATCTTCGTTAGCTGAGCATTGAGCAGCTCATCATTACCAGGGTAACGCTTTAACAATTCGCGTCCTGCTGCCATGCGGTCTTTGATGCTTGGATCGTTTTCAACAGACTCTGCGCCATCCGGAGTGCTAACTATAATTGTCTCCGTTGCCTCTCCACGAAGCACTGTGGTGAAGTATTGAAGCACCTCAGCAGCCTTGGCAATCTTGTCAGACTCGATGTGTTTCATACGTTCATCGATGGCAGCTTTAATGTTAGGTTTTGTTAGGTTTTCTGCACCGACAAACCTAGCCGTTCTTTTGCTGTATCCTGCTTCTAGTGCCGCTTTGGTAGCATTGCTATCAGCAATATAAGAATCAACGAACTTCTTCTGTTTTGCTGTCAGTCGCATTACATATCACCACACCTCCCGCGCTTTTTCTTGTCTTCCTTAGCTTTCTTCTGAGCTTCCTCTTTGGCGAGTTTCCCGATGATTGAGGCCTCAGCCTTCGACATGTATCCGAACTTGGTCATCACCATTTGAGCCATGAAATCACCTCACACATAGTAAATCGCCCTTGTATCATGGTCGCTGTATTCGACCAGCTCAAACGTTTTGTGAGCAACCACGCCAATGTCATCAGTCCATTTGTCGGTTGGCTTGCGTGTCGATACTTGACGCTGAACGAATCCGCCTAGGTCTTTGCTCATCTCTGAATGGAGATGCCCCGTAAATAGCTCGCGATTCTGTGCTGTGCCTAGCATGAAGCCGAACTCATCAAGATACTTCGCAAGGTAGTTGTTCTTGCCCTTGTCTCCGTGAGTGGCACCAATGAAGTTGTGGCCTAGCATTGCACCTTTGTAATGTTTCAGTGATATATCCCATGTGATATTTGTTTGGTTGCTGTAGGCACGTTTCAATAACCGTGCAAACATATATCCAACTGACGGGTCGTGGTTACCGGCACAATACATGACCTCACACTCATTGGCGTTCTTGATAATCGCTTCAATCAACGTCTCGAAGTATTGCTCCATTTCATTAACGGTCTCTCCTAAGTCGGTTGTTTCGAGCTGTGTGCCCTTTGCTGTGGTCGAGTTGATATTGTCCACGTGAGCTAGATCACCGCCCAGAATGAGCAATATTTTGGCGTAGTGGCCGCGTTGAATGATTTCTAGTTGCCGTTTAAGAGATTCCGCATAGACATCAAACGTGTGGCCGTTGAAATGTGTATCAAAAGCCGGAATGACCAGATAGCGATCTGATTCCACAAAAATAGGAGCCTTGGCTTGATACGGCTCCTTGTGTGTGATGATGTCATTCATCAATGATTCATATTGTTCTGCTTCGACTAACGGCCTAATTTGTATCTTGCTTTGATACAATGTCGCTTCAGGCGTCTGCTTCCAAAAATTGCTTGTGGCACGTACAAGCTCCCACTTGGTGTAATCGTACCCGTGAGCTTCCAGCACCTCCCTAGGCGTCATTTTGTGACCCCTGACAACCTTTAGAATGGTTTCACTGGATTGTGTGCCGTCTGAATCGTATTCATTCTTCAATGGCTTTTGGAACTCGATGCCAAGCCGTCTTGCTTTACCTTGAAGAGCATCATAGCTAATCCCGAGCTTGTCGGCTGTCTCGCGTCTGGTAAAACCTTCAGAGGCGAGTTTCCTAATGTCACCGATCTGTTCATCTGTCCATTGCATCTACTCGCCTCCTGAAATATAATGTCTGTGAGCAGTTTAGCGATTCTGCTCATGTTCTCCAAAAAGAACTTCCCGAGTTCTTAAGCCCTCGGATTCGGCCCCGAGGGCTTTTTTCGTTGCTTAAAAAATTTCGATGAGTTAAAATTAAATTGTTCCCAATAGATACTCATTTTCACTCCTCGGTACTACCCCACTCCTTAGCTCTCGGCCCCCAACCGAGGGCTATTTTAGTATTCTTATACAAGGAATGTGCTATTATGTATAGCGTGAGCAGTGGCTTTTCTCCTCCAAGTCAATCGCTACTGTTCACACATACGTTTCGTTTTTTCATCCTTTTGGCCCTTGGACTGGTCTCTGAGGGCTTTTTTGTTGCACTTTGTATAAGCTTGTATGATAATTGATGTTAAAAGGAGGTAATATCTATGAGTTTAGATGGTAAAGTCGACAGCACCAAGGACAAGATCTCCGGTAAAGCAAAAGAAGTTGAAGGTAAAGTAACGGGTGATAAGGCTCGCGAAACACAGGGCAAAGCAGAAGGCATACTTGGTAAAGCCAAGGAAAAGCTTGATGATGCCAAAGATGCTGTTAAAGACACCGTTGATGATGTAAAAGAAAAGTTCAATAAAGATTAATCTCTTGGCCGGCATTTGCCGGCTATTTGTTTGCACAAAAATAGCACCTCACCAGTTGGCGGAGTGCTATTTAGTCACCATATAGACTACTAAGCAAAACGGAAAACATTATTTTGCGAAGAACTGGAATCAGTAATTGTTCCGAGAAACGAATCAGAAAGTCCTAAAACTTCAATTAGTAGTTTCGGCTCTATTTGAAATACGTCCGATATGATTGAACCTAGGTCCCCTCTTTCATAAAGTAACTTCAAAAGCGCCTTTATTTTCTCTGGACGATTGATAGGGATATCGTTATCCAAAGGCTCAATTTGTTTATAGTGTTTTCTATACATAGAAGCAAAAAAGCGATTGTTTTGTTCTTTAGATACAAGCCCTAGTTTATAAGCCCGATACTCAGCGGTCGCTAACGAAACAAGAAAGTCTTTTTTAATAAGCTTATAATCATCTGGCCTTGCAGGATTGCGCACAGTCTTGAATGCTTCTTTGATTTTTTCTTGTGGTAAGAGCAACGCGGATGCAAACTCATTTGCCTCATGCTCGTACTCCCTAAACTCTGAGTTTTCCAAGTTCTCAAAATCAACATTTGTGTGCATTAATAGATGACCAAGCTCATGAGCAACATCAAAAATTCTTCTAACAGCGCTCTTATTACGTCTTCCTAAAATAATAAAAGGAGAGCGTAATGAACCATCCTCATTTCTAGTCCAAACACTGTAGGCATCCGCATTAATATCAATTTCTTTCTCTATAACAAATGCTCCAGCATTTTCAACAATGTAAAGTAGCCTTTTATTGCTATCTATTTTTAAACTATTCCTAGTGTATTTTGCAGTATCTTCAATTGTCCACCCTTTTCCGGATAATAAAGCTTTCTTTTTTGTTGTATTAAGCTGATGAACAAGGCTCTTTAATTTGTTGGCTTTGAAATTTATGACCGCTTCGCAGTATTCAATAATATTTGCTGCAAAATTAATCTGAGTGACGTTTTGAGCAACGCTCTTTCTAATATTTCTTTCAGATGATCTAAATGCAACGTGTTGTGTTGGAACGATCCCGTTCCTTGGAAACTTTTTGAAAAAGAAAGTGCTTTTAACGTCAAAAATTTTGCTCATTTCAATTACAATGTTAATTTCTGGTGAAAAGCTTTCATTTTCATAGTTTCCTATTGATTGTTCAGTCAATTTCAACTTATTGGCTAGTTGTTTACGAGATACGCCATATAGCATTCTCAAGTTTTTAAGATTTTCTCCATAAAACATTTATATCCCCTTCGAACGTTTATTTTTAAATATTTTTATGCTTTTTCTGTTGTTCAGTTCCCTGATAAAACCTAAGTTCCATCGATTCCTCAGTTTTTGGATCAATAATGTCCTTTTTGTCGACCTTGTCTAAAATCTCCTGAGGGAAAACAACTGTGCTTGAAGAGTTAAGTTCGCTTAAATTCATTATTTCTTTAACTTGAGAATTATAGAAGAGATTTATACGAACGGCAGATATCTCTTTATCATCATTTATAGTATATGTGAGTAAATAAACCGCCTCTGGTGAATCTTCTGAGGTGGAACCCTGCTGTTGCATATTGTCTAAAGCTCGTTTATCAGCTTTAGACGTTTCAAACAATAATATCTCTGTTGCATGGCCCTTAAATAAGTCTTGAAAGTTGCTATTAAATGTTTCTCCCCACTGGGATATCATTTTTCTTTTGCCGTTTTTGGATTTTCCTAGATACTTGCTATCTACAGTTTGCTGTGGCTTTTGAACAAGCCAAATATAATGTCCATCTATATTTATGTGAAAACAAACAAATTTCCAAGATGAAGTAGAAGTAATTTTAGCAGTTACCCTATCATCATCCAAAAATTGCTTGTTTAGTTGATCTTCTATGTGGTTCGCACGAGTCCACGCATAACCGTTGCTAACAATCATTGTTTTATTCTTATCGCCTCGTTCTTCCACGTAGTCTAAGTATCCCAACCTTAACCCATCAACTATTTTTCTTGAAAATTCATCACTAAAAGTGTATGGTTTCATGCCCTCATCTGCTTTCTATTTTTCAGTTAATTGTAACACTTGTTTTCATTTTTTGGGCTTTTTTCAGTCTTTTTTTGAAATATAATTTAAGCGAGCGGGCGGAGTTGCACCGTCCTGTTTCAGCATTGCGTAACCGGTATCAATGCCTTCCCTTGTCTGCTGCTCGCAAATTAATCACCATCGGCCTTAATGTGTCCCCAACCGGATTCCAACCGATGGCCTCACGCTTCTCCAGCGTGTGCTCTATGCTGATGATGGAGTTAGTCAAACTAGGTTGCGCAACCTAATTCAACGTCATCATTCTCTGAGCTATGAGGGCCAGCCGAATGCACTACTTTTGTATTTGATACCATCTCAACTCAAGTACATTCATCATGACGATTACGCAACCGGTGGGGTTCGAACCCACGGCCGATAGGCGTATGCCACTGCTCTCCCATCTGAGCTACGGTTGCTGCTCGCTCTCCCAGTGTCAGATGGGGTCATCGCAAGCTGTGTCCGGTCGCTAAACTGGACAATGTGGCATGCGGGAATCGAACCCGCCTGACTATCACGGTCAGTCCTCATTGCCACGCCTTGCCACAGCTTTATCATCACTGAGGCTCGGAGGAAAAACGCGGTGTCTCAGGTTTCTCACCTTTGGCACAATACCATCATATGACGGAAAAACAGTTGAAAGGTCTCACAAAGGTCTCATCTCGATTTCAACCAATGGACAAATCTCAGCGAATGCGATTAGTGCTTCTCGTTTTGTTCGATAATACTGGGATTTTGATAAAAACAGCTTGTCCATTATTTGCTGGTCACTATATCGTTTGGTTAAGTAAGAACTTGTTAGTATAAGCCGATGATTCGCTGAATCCAGAGATTCGATAGCACCTTCACAGCACGCTATATAGTACAGCTCGTCAGCGTGCGACACGAGCTTTTCCTCTGCTTTGTTGCCATAGCTTGGTGACTTGGGCATGCCGTCCATTACGGGGCTTCTGAGCGCTATTTTGGTGCGTTGAGCGAGCCGCTTGTGATGCCAGTAGTTCCCCAAGACCTCTTTGGCGTTTTCAATTGTTTTGTCATGATCAATTGGGCTAAAATATCTCGTTGCTCGCACCACTGCGTCCACTCCTTATGGTATAATTGATTTTGTAAAAGTTTGGGGGATAAGCGTGCCTTCGTGGTGCGCTTTTGTTATACTGTTTGTGAAGATGGTGGCTTAAGTTCCATTATTCAAAAGCCATGTATTGCATAAAAGTCCCTGTCTTCCACCCGTCGCTAATCCGGCGGTTTTTTGTTATACTGTCTTCGGAGGACCACTCCAAAATGATTATTACCCTGTTTCAACTTACACACTGGCCTCCAGAGCGCGCCCTTCATCCGGCGCGCTTTTTTATTTGCTTTCATGAGGCCGAATGAGCTCCCATGGATCAATCCCAGCTCCATATGCGATTTTATCTAAGGTGTTAAGTGAAACACTGCCCTTCCCAGAGATTACATATTCAAGCGTGTTAATGGGTATTCCGATCTCTTTTGCATATTTGGCTTGTGTCATGTTCAGATCGTATATATTCTTCCTAAGGTTTTCGGCCAATGCTCGTTTGCTGTCCAAGCTTTTCATCTCCTAATGTTTTACCCAAATGCGGCCTTCAAGAGTACCTTTACAACCCAGCACCCTACAAGAATGAAAACCGCTGTCGTGAATGCACAGCCCACGAAACAGCCACCAACTATTCCAACCTGTGCAAGTCTTTCTGGCTTTGACTGACGGTCATCAATCATTCACTTTCCTCCTCATGTGGCTCATATATGTCAAGATCAACGTCTTCATATGGAAGCACAAAACCTTGAACAATACTTATTTTCGTTGTTCTTGACCCGTCTTCATCTTCCGCTCCTAAAATTGCTATCATTTCATTTGGCAACGGAGTTACACTCAAAAAATCGTCTTCATTAACGTTGATTCCAGACTTCTTAGCAACTTCAATTGCTTTTCTAAGCTGTTTCGAAACCCAGTCCATCGTATCCACTTGTTTGTGTTCTTTCTTCATTTCATTTTCCTCTTTTCCAGTTAGCCCACATCCACATTGCAGCACCTGAGATTAGCAGCATGACGGCAATCATTGCTTTGCTTCCAATAGCTCTGGGTTCTCCCTGAACTTAATCTCTCGTTTCATTTCTCCGCCACCTTATCTCGCGCTTCCATAAGATCGAATAAATAGCTTTGCATGCGACGTTTATTGAAATCATAATTTGCTTGATCATCTTCTGGATAGCCGCATATCTGAACAATTGTCCTAAGACCACCAATCTCGTAATTAACATCTCGCTTAGTGTCGTACATTTCAGCGTAATCAGCCCCCCAAGAGTCCGCAACTTTAGGCTTGATGTTAGGCCAAGCATTATCAGCGGCTTCTTGAACTGCTTTAAGATATTCCTCTGCTTTGCCAGCAATCTTAGCTTTTGCATGAGCATATAGTTCAACCGTGATTTCAGAAATTGGATAGATGCTAATGGTAACTTTATGCGGACGGCTCATGATCTTAATAAAGCTACCGTTATCTAGCTCAATGCTTTTAGTCTTCTTCATTTTTCTTCCTCCATTTCCACGATTTCGCCTGTTTCCTCAACGCGCCAGACACCTAGCACCCATGCTTTTGCCATTATTTCTTGCTTGCGGTGATAACCTGCATCATCGAACCCATTGGCAATCTCTCCATCTTTGAATGCCATCCACCCCCTAACACTTTCAGGACGCATTTCCATACATAGCGTATTTGCCAATGTAACATTTCTGTGCTTGCACTCTTTGATGTATTCGCTAACGTCTTTCGGAATCACCGGTAGATCATCTGGCAACGCGGCGTCATAGTCCTTCTCGTATTTGGATAGGGTTACATCAAACTCACAATATCCATACGCTTCATTTCCTTGTCCCCCGACCTTAAAAATCAAGTCGTACCATTCCGTTAGTACCCGCTCGAACACGTCCCGCTTCGTCTCAAGCGTCATAACCAGTTACCTCCCCAGTCTCCTTAACTACCCACAGCCCACGACTCCATGCTTCTGCAAATAGGGTCTCATTATCATTTATCCATTCACTAACCTTACTTGATGGCAAAGCATCCTGATTTGCCCAAACTAACTCGTCAAGCAAGCTATTCTTGCCATATCCATCCTTAATTTCCTTAGACACACATTCTAGGATAGTTGGCAGATCATCTGGCAAGGCAGCATCATATTCATCAAGATAATTTGGCTCATCGTCACAGTAGTAGGGGCTTCCTGTTTCATCGGTGTATGCGTCAGAAACCTCGGCGTAGCATTCTGCTAATTTCTCCAACACGTCCCGCTTCGTCTCATTGCTCATCGTCAGTCACCTCATGGCCATTAATTAATGGTGAAAATGCCATGGCACCATAATCTATTCCGCCTTCATGATAAATAGTCGGCTCAAGTTTCCCAGATTCACCTAAAGTAAGCATGATCTTTGGCTTCATGGCCTTTAGAATAAGGCCACGATCGTTTTCACTGATAGGGACGTCTGGAGCGTTAACAAACCTGATAAAGCCGTCATGTTCATTAATCATCCACAATCGTTCAATATAATCCGTGTTTACATAGTCACCGCTGTCTAGCCTAATCAGCATCGTCAGTCACCTCTTCTTTCTCGCAGTCTTGCAAGCCGTAATGTTCGATCTCAGTGAGGGTGAACTGCTGATTTTTGTCGTTCAGGCAATCTGCACTTGCAATATCAAGGTCGTCGCTTCCACGCCCATCTTTGTAGTACATTTTTCCTTTGACGTGTGGCACCCACACGCCGTACTTCTTCTCCTTTGCCACGGTGTAGCCATTGACGTAAGCATTCATCAGCAGGCTTTCCTCGCAGTCATGAGAATTAGTATAGTTAGTGGCTGCTTAAAAATTCTATAATTCAGGCAGTTAAGCTAATATATGCATTATTGCGGTATAATAAATCCATTGGAATTAGCTGTTTTCCTGCATTT